TCATTTTTTTTCTTTCGTTTCAGTTGCTTGCAGGGTGGTTTTGTCCAACCCGGCTATGAGGTTGGACACGTTGCCGAGTTCGAGAAGTGCCAGCCCGTCGGAAACCATCTTGTCTCGGTTTGCCGCTTGGACGTAGCGGCGGGCTTCACGGGGGTCTTTGTGGGCTAAGAATGCCATGATCTGAAATTCAGATGCGCCGCGTTCGGCCAAGCGCGTTGCGCCGTGCTTGCGAAGGCCATGTGCGCGGCAGACTTCTGGTAGCTCCGCTGCGGCACATTGGTCACGGAACCAATTGCCAAAACTCTCTACAGTGAAGGGCTTGCCCTTACTGTGAATGAAGAAAAGAGTTTGCGCCGCTGGAACGAGTTGCAGTTCTTGGCGCAGTTCCGGCAGGTGTTTGAGGGGCAAAGATACATCTTGCCCAGTTTTGCCGCGCCTATACCAGATGTTAGGCCCTTTGATGTTCTGCCGCCCCATGGCACAAGCGTCCTGACGTGCCGCGCCTGTTCCTAAGATCACCTCGAAGGCCAGCCGCGCCAATGTACCGGATGCGTGATGCGCCCGGTACTGTTCGACTTCCTCAGCGGTCCATGTGTGAAAGCCGGTAGTTTTAATCTTGCGGCGCTCGACCTGTTCTGCCGGATGCGGACCCTTGTAGCCCAGCTTCTTCTGAGCATAGCGGTACAGTTCACCAATTTCTTTATGCAGGCGGTTTGCCGCATCAGGGCCGCCCTTGCGGTCCATCAGGTTTTCGATGTGGCGTGGCTCAAGATCGGCTAGATGCGCAGCCCCTATCAACACTCGGATCGCGTCCAGCCTGCCGCGCTTCGGTTTGCGTGTGCTGGCGCTCAGGCTCTTGAAACCCGTGTTGCTGAGGTAGTGTGTGATAACGTGGTCAAAGGTGCCGGGAGCCGTGCCAGATGCCGGTGACAGGGCAGGGGGATTGATCGCGGCGTCATAGTCGGAGCGAAAAGCCTCGGAGCCGTAAGGGCCACGCAGATACACGTCGATCTTACGGCCCTTCACAGTCTTGCGCAAACGCCAACGCTTGGACCCGTGACGGTCGATTGTGGGCTGGTTGCCGACGCCGGGGAAGGGGTTTCTGCGCTTGCTCATCCAATCCCCAGCATTTTGTCGATGTTGCCTTTCGCGCTGGTTACCGCCTCACCCTTCGCAAAAACAATGATGTTTCCTTGGCGGTCGATATAGGCCGCTCCCACTTCCATATTAGCAGCTACCGCGCCCTTAATAGCGCGGGTCACATCAACCTGTTTGAATGAAGCGGGTGTGTTTGCCATCAGTCTTTAGCATCCTTGGGATAAACGGCATCTAGTATTTCGTGCGGGTGGTACTGCATTCGGGCGCAAACTGTATTGAACAGCTTCGACGCGTTGACCGTTAAAAAGTGGTCAGCGCTTAGGTGGTTTCGCAAATTACCATAGGTGTCGCGATCTGATCCCGGCTCCCAAAGGTCTTCAAATGTGCGCTCGCCTGCTACTCCGAAAATCGTATAACCGTGCCGGTGATGGAATGGCATTGCGGGGTCGCGATCCGGTAAGTCAAATACTTCGCCTCCGCCGCTGGAGTGCGCGAATTGAGCCGCAGCGGCGAACGCTTCTTTCGCGCCCATGTGCATTTCCATCAAATTTTGCGCCATAGCGATTTCTATCACATTGAAGAAGGTGAAACGGCGGTGCTTGCCTTGGCTCCCGCCGCCTTCGATCTTGCGATGACCGACGATCAACTTGCGTTTGACCCAGTTCTGGATGCTCTCAGGGCGAGCGCCGGTGAGGTTCGAAACCTCAGAGGCGCTGAAGATGCCGTTCAGTGTGCTGTCGATAATCGGGTACATAGCTACGCCTCTAAAGTTCTCTTGACCCTTTATCGCCCAACACAGGTAAAAGGTCAAGAGACTTTCTATAGCATTTTGTCAGGCAGCTACCTGCTTCCGAAGCGCGTGCTCTTTGCTTTCCAATATCTCGATCTGCTCGATCAGATCACCCAGCATCCGCTCCGCGACCATGAGTGTTCGCTCGATACCATTGTCGCCGTTCCATGCTTCAATCGTAGACATCGGGTCGCAGGCCAAGATGCAGGCTTTCAGCATTCCGTTGATCTCGTACGCAGCCCCGCTTACGTCAATTTTGCCATCGCTCATTGGGTTGTTTCCTTCTCTGAAAGTTCTGCCTGATGCTCCTTCAGGCCGGTCTGCGCCAGCGCCAGAAAATCCAGCGCAATTTTGGCACCGGTCGCCAGCGCGTTCTGTTCGGCATCCGGCATTGATCGCGTTGTCATGGACAGCAGTTCGAGCATGTCCCGAACCCGCGAAAGGTCGTCCATAGCCTCTAAGAGTGTTTCGTTCGCGCTCATACCCGCATCCCCCGCGCTACTTTGAAGCTGTCGTGAATCATCGCACGAACATCGCCGCGGAATATCCAATCCAATGACGCGCCGTAGTCGATACAGAAGTTCAGCAGTTCGCGGGCCGGTGCGCCATCCTCGCCGATCAGCTTTGTGGGTGCATCTACCCGCAACGTGTTAGCGTAAAACTGCACTCGGCTTTCGGCTTCAGCATAGGCAATGCGCAAAGCCTCTCCGTTCGCCTGAGCGGCGTTATAGTCGGTCATAACTCTGTCTCCTTGGTTTGGTTATGTGGGCGCTACTCGCCCATGCCTTCGGCTTCGAGCGCGTCCGCATGGGCTTGTATCGCGTTGGCCTCCGCCCTGATTGTCTCGATGCTCTCCCGCTGCATCCGCTCACGGATTGCGCGGACAATCTCAGAATTTTGGGAAGCCGCGTTGGCTTCGGCCTGTTCCTCGATCCAAGATTTCAGATCGGGCGGTAGCCGTAATTGTAGCTGCTTTGTTTCCGTTCTCACTTCAACCTCCATCATATCACATCGCGATTATCGCCAGTTGCGATCATTGCGTCAAGAGAAAAATCATATCAGATGGCGATGATAGCGAAGGGATAGGTCATGAGTGACGCGCCAAGCCGTAAACAGGAACAATTCATCGTTCGATTTCCGGATGGAATGCGTGATCAAATTAAGGCTGCGGCGGAGGAAAATGGCCGCAGTATGAACGCTGAAATTGTATTTCGTTTGCAGCGAACGTTCGACACCATTTATTTAGACAACAGCGCTCCGGGCGATGAAGTAGATGTTGACGGTGATCTGTTTGAGGTGGTCGACACTCCCGACAAGGTAGATCGCGCGGTGGAAAGAATGACTAGGGATTTCAAGGAATCTCTGAGACGCTCAATGCTGCAAATGATTAGCGATGACGACGACAAATGAGCGACCACCAAAACAACAATGACGCGATACGCGGGTTCGCCAAGGGTGGGATTGCGGCGGCTATCACGATCAATTCGGGCGCATTGATTGCGTCTCTCAGCCAAGCCGACTCATTGATTGCCCTAACAGGTAGATCCTTCTTTGCGGATGCCATCGTCGCTTGGGCAGTGGGTGTTTCAGCTGCTGCGATTGCGTGGGTTTTCGCAATAGTCGCTGCAAGCGGATTTGCAAATGGCCAGAAAAAATTAGAGCTTTGGGCCGCGGGTGCCGGCATCGTAGCAGTGCTATTGTCCATATCTTTGTTTTTGCTAGGCTTCTTCAGTATTGCTCAAGGCATCCACGCTCAGCCTTGATCCGGCTTCACTAGATTGCCTACTCAACGCAATATACCATTATGGTGACCACCCCGATTTGCTGTTCTTGAAGGATCGCTGCGAAGCGTTGACGGATTTTTGCACTGTCTGAGCGTCCATGACTTGGACCTGCGCCATGATCGTTCCGTTATCTGTTAGGGTAAGCTCCCCGCCCACAACGCGGACCTCTGCGACACCCCCGCCAGCACCCAGCATCCGCTGCGTTTCGCCCGCAGTCTTGACCTGAGAACCACGCGGCAGATTTACCAGTTCAGGGCCGCGCTCACCGACAAGCGCCATGCCGCCGGGGGCGCTGTTTGTACCATTGGCGAAACCGGGGATCAGTGAGAACAGGCTATCAATACCGGCGCTAAACATCCTGTCACTCAGCGAACCCAAGATGTTGCCAAGCGCGTCTTTGAATGAAGCGCCGTCTTTCAAAACGCTACTGAACAGCCCCTTGAAGCCCGATTTCACGTTATCGATAATCTTACCACTCTTGCTTTCGACCTCGCCCGCACCATCGACGATGCCAATGCCCAGGCCAGCCATAATATCCTGACCAATTCGGATAAAAACTTTCGAGGGCGAATTGCTTTCAAGCATGCCCTTCATTTTCCCGATAGTTGCGGTAGCCGTTTCCCCAATCGCGTCTTTGACTGAGCCGAGCTTGTTTTTGATCCCGTCCACAAGGCCAGACATGATATCGCCGCCGATTTGCAGCATCAGCGCGGGCAGTTCCTTGAAAGCCGCCGCAATCTCAGCGGGCAGCGTCTTGATGTATTCCAGCGCGTCTACGGCAAAGCTGATCACCGCGTCTTTCGCGGCTGTGATTTCAGGCCAGAACGCTATCAATCCAGCGGTCAAAGCCGCAATGCCAGCCACTACAGCCAGGACAGGTGCGCTGATCGCGCCGACTGCTGTTACCATCAAGCCAAAAGCGACCAAAACGGGGCCAATCGCAGCGGCCAAAAGCCCAATCGCGGCCCCGAATTTGACGATATCAGGATCTAGGTCTTTCAGGCTTGAAACCCATTCTGATATTTTGGTTACGATATCGGCCAGCACGTCGAAAATTCCACTTTCAACAAGAGCCAGACCCAGCGACGAAACGGCCTTTTGCAGCCCGTCCATGCTTTCGTTAAAGGACCGTGCCGATTCCACCGTCCCCTCAGATGCGACCCCGAATTGCTCTGCCTTGGCAGTAAGCCGATCCAGCTCCTCGCTGTTATTCGCAAAGAGGGGTGCAAGGCCCGTGGCATCGCTTGCCAGCGCCTCAAGGTAAAAGGTCATATCCTGCTGCGATACGTTCGCCTTTTCGAGCGACGAAATGTAAAGCTGCAAAGCGTCGGCGCTGTTCAGGTCGCGGAACGCCTCGGCTGTGATCCCGACCTTTGGCGCGATATTGTCAAAGAAGTCCTTGAGAGGCCCGCCACCCGTCGCGGCAAAGTCGCCAAACTTGTCGTTGGTATCCTTTAGAATATCAGCCAGCTTTTCTTGCGATACGCCGACAGTATCAGCCGCAAAGGCCAGTTTCTGGAACTCCTCAACCCCGACCCCGGCAAGACGCGCTTGGTCTGCAATCTCGCCCAAGTTCTTAGACATGACGCCAAGGCTTGCAGTCACAGCCGCGACGGCCCCAGCGACAGGAACGGTCAAGCTTTTGGTCATGCTGCGACCGACGTTTTGCATTTCCTTGCCAACACGACGAAGCGTTGACGTCGCCTCTTTTAAACCTTTGCCAAATTGCGCTGAATCTATACCAAGATTCACACGCAAGCTGCCTACTACTGAATTCATGGAATACCTCTTTTCTATTAGTTCAAAAACTCGCTAGTCGGATCGATGTCGTCGTGTTCGGCCCATTTCACCCGTGACCGATCCGTAGGGGTGGCCCCCATCGAGGACAAACAAAGACGTAGCTGTGCAAAAATGCCGAGCGGGCAATCTTCGTCTCTGATCCTGACCGACATTCTCGCGGCAATTTCGACAACGCGCCGATCCGACCGGCACAGCCAAGGCATGTCCGTCCTGAAAGCTTCCCACTCTGCCCGCTCATCTTTGCTCAGACGCTCAGGTGCACGCCCTAGAGGCGTCACAGGCGGCGCTGGGCGGTCTTTATGGCGCTCAGGGTGCTTCATGGTGTCGCCTGTCACTTCCGCGACCTTTGAGGGCAATCTTTTACGTGGCATCTGAAAACCTCTGAATTGGGGAAACGTGCGTTTTGCTCCCCACACCGGTCCCGAAACAATGGCTTTTGAAGTTCCGAAGACCGCCCCTGAAGGGGTGCGCCACGACCACCCCCAAGAGGCCGTGGCGCACATGCGCGGCAGGAGCAACCACGACTGAGCGCATTGCACGGGGAACATGCATGGCGCGCCCTACCATTCTCAGGCCACGTTACCGAAGTCGCCAAAAGTCAACGCAGCTGACTGTTTGACTGCAAATGCGATCCGCTCTTCCGCAAGCACAGTCACCAAGTTACGGGTGAAGTCGTCGTTGACATATCCGGTCTCAACACGAGGTTGCCAACGGTCGTAGAGTGTACCTGCTGAGGAGAAGTCACCCACAAGAAACTTGTCCACGGTCATCGCCTTTGTAGCGACCACAGGCAGACCAAACAGCGAAGGTTGAACCACTGCTTGAGGATCGCCCAGGATGTACTTCCCGTCGGTGTCCTTAAGCAAACGCATACGCCACCAATCAGCCGGGTGCATAATGATGCCGTTTGCTGGGAAGTCAGCCAAGGCAGTCTGCAAAATCGCCTTACCTACAGTGTCGATCTCATTGCCAGGAGTGCCAAGCGGATCGGAGTACGCTGTCGCCTCTGGGATCATACCCAGTAGGTTCGCCCCTGTTCCATCGCCGCTAAGAAGCTGGCTCTCTTCTTTGATAGCGAGGCCGTACCGCATTTCGCTGTCGATCAGATCGCGCAACTGCGGTGCGTCTTCGAGGATTTGGCGGGATGCCTTAACCCAATGCGCAATGACCTTGCTGGAAGTAGTCTTTAACTCCCAGTCCATCGCGCTTTCCGGCTTTAGCGCACCCTCGACCACAGTGTCCGCACCGGTTGGCGCGGTAGTCTGAGACGCATACTCAACTGCGCCAGTGCTGATACTGATAACGTTCAACAGGTCTCGCACCGTCAGGCGTTGCTTGGGCAGCATGACAGTTTGGTCACGCGTGGGAATGTCCAACGAACCGCCAGACGCCGCTCCCGTAGTGAGCGTTGCTTTGACATTCAGAGAAACTCGCCCTTGGTTTTGCTCTGACAGTTGTTTGATATCCGCTCCCTTACTGTCGATGAACTCTTCACCCCAAGTAGGAAGGCGAGACACTTGACCGCCGGCACCGCCCATTCGCGCCATCTTCTGATCAAGCTCCATCAGCGTTTCCTTGACCTCTGCAACGCTGCCGTCAGTTGCATTGATCTTGCGGAGCGTTTCGTCAGTCAGATCTCCAAACTTCTTTGTAAGCATTTCGAATGGGTCGCCCGCATCCTTTTTCCGTAGGTGCTCACCTGCGGCGATAACTGCTTTGATAGACTTCAAGCTTTCTGGGTTATGATAGGTCATAGTTGCCTCATTGATTTCGTTGCAGCGTCAATCTTCGCTGCGAGTTGCATTGCTTTTTCGTGGGAGTGATCGTCGCCTAAAGCTTTGAAACCGCCTGCTGCGAACCGAGCAGCCGCTGCTTTAGACAGGCCGCACTCCCTCAGCATGTCGATTGCTTCAGCTTTGGATGCTAGTGACTTTACGCCGGTTATTCTGGCTAAGGGATTTGCAGGGATCGCAACGATGGATATCTCAAGCACATCAACCGCCTTAAGGTTGAAGACGCCGTCGCCCGCGTACTCACGACCACCTTCAGGCGTGGTAAAGCCGATGGACAATCCGCCAGCGTCTCCCGCCTTTACATGCTCAAAGGCTTCTCGACCCTTCTCGGTTTTCAGATTGAGAACACCCTCAACAAAAAGACCCTTTGCGTCTTCGTGCATAGAAAGCCAGCGCCCAATAGGTTGCTCCTGAGCGTGCGCCCAAAGCATCACCGGCATATCGCCAGTATCTCTCATGCGCTCAAGCGACTGGCGAAACGCCCCTTTTTGGACTACGTCACCATGTCGATCAGGCTTTCCGCCAATCGTGCTGGCATATCCCTCAATGCGCCCGCTCTCGGTGGCTTTGAGTTCAATAGCAACGGGTTTGGCCGTTAGCATATCGTTCTGATATTTTGATTTCATGTGTCCGACCCGCTGAATACGAAAATAGGTAGGCCTAAGCCCGTCCCTGTCTGATTTCGCTTCGTGCGCGGTATGGTTGCCGCTGCGGTCGAAGATGATTTGGCGGTATGGACACCGCTCAACTCACAAATACGGTAACATGATACCTCCACCAAAGTCAATGCCCCTTGTCTTTAGAAGTGGGTTCAAGGTGGTTAAATACACCCGCTTCGATTTGGTCGGCGATGGCCCGAAAAGCCTTCGCTGTATTGAACGCCCCATCAATTTTACATGCCTGCCCAGCAGAGAATGTAAGCAAGCGATCTAAGATCGTTGCGATACTGGCCCCGTGGCCAATCATCATTAAAGCGCCATCATGAATGATCTGGTCACAAGCCTGGCGGGTCTGCTGTTCTTGGTTGGTCATTGCGCACCGCCTTTCTTGCCTTCTTCAGAAACAATGCGGTTCAACTCAATCAGCGTCCCGACGCTATCGGCTTGCGTCTGGTACCATTCGGCCTTGAGGCGCAAAGCATCCATCATTGCCTGCATGAGAACCGGCGACGTTTCCGCCATCGTCGCCAGCAGTTCGATAAAGACCAGCGGGTCATTTTGGTTTTCCTCAACTATTGGTCGGACAAAGTGTTTCTGGAATTCTGTAAGTTCGTCGTTCATTTGGATTGGCCTTTCTTTCTTGGTTAATTTTGGACGCACTCCCGCACCCGCTCCTGCCCCCGCTACACAAGGATTAATCCCTTGCTCGGTTGACAGTCCTACCCGCCTGATCCGTATCCACGCGATGCCCGGTATCGGGGGCCAGCCGCTGCCCGCTGGGTATTCTCCAGCCCCGCCCTTCGCAGCTTTGCTCCGGTGCGGTCCCCGCTCTAGGCGGTGGGTTTAAAGTCGCGCTTCTGTCTGGCCTAGTAGGCACCGGTTCCAGACGGAGTGGGTTAAAAGTTCCCGGATCACATCCCCATCGATATCGCTCGACGGTCAAAAGCTAGAGCGTGACCCGCGTCCTGTGATTTGCCCCTTTTGGGTATGCTCACTATGAACGCAGGCCGATGCTTCACCCGTTGCGCCACCGCCGCTCAACAGCAGCGCCACGGGCGGTTAGCTTTCGATCGGGTTAAATTCTTCCTCATCATCGCTGGCCCGGGTGAACAGGTCATTTACGAGCCCGCGCATGACGGGCAGTTGCTTCGCGGAAGGGGTCCAGCCCTTGCGGCGGGACTGCTTCAAAACAGATTGAGCAAACCCCTTAGCCCAAGCTTCCTCAGCCAATTGTGCAACGGTCGGCAAGTGATGCAGCAAGCGCTCGACCTCGGCACCTGATGCGGCCTTCTGGAACTGCTGACGGGAATAATAGGTCATTGCACGGCCTCCCCGTGGAGGGTGCCGAAGATCGCCGCTGATGCGGTGAGATACGCTTCGTCCTCGTCCAGCGCCTTCAATGCTGCATAGGCCAGTGCCACGCGCTCAGGGACGCTCAGACGCGCCGCCCACACCGCAGATGCGATCAGCCATGCGTCAGACGTTCCGAGGGTGAGGGCGTGACCTGCAACCCGCATAGCCCGCATGTGATCGGGATCGCCCCAATTCAACATTGCATCAAAGCGATGTTTCAGGTTATTGTCAGCGAGTAGAATGTCGCGTTTTACAAGATCATCAGCGCCGTTGCGGGAGTCAGCCGCAGCGGCGTTTTCTTTTGGCGGATTGCTCCACCGCCGGTGGTTGGACAA